TTCGCATAATGGGTAACGTTACGTTTAATCGGCTCCGGACAATGCTATAAGCTCCGGGGCCGATTTAATGTAACGTTGATTATGCGCTGCGCTATCGAACTCGAACCCTATGTCATCAAGACCGCCGAACTCTACGCCCCAGGGCGCAAGGGTTCTGACGCGGTTTCGTGGATTCTCGACGATTACCCCCGGCTTGTTGCTGAGATCCGCGATCTGCGCCGCCGGGTAGCGCAGATTGATTCAGAGGCCGACGCCCTGGACGTCCGTTTAGCGGCTCTCCAGATTGCCTGCCGATCTATGCTGGAACTATGATCCCTCGGTCATCCAGTATCGCCAATATGCGACCTGCCGCTGATGCGTACTTCAGCCGGTCGTCACTCTTCGATAGCTCAGACATCACCTGTGCGATCCTTTCTAGTGGCTTGTCGTCCCTATGACGCTTGGTTTTTACTGGCTTTTCGTAACGTGACTCTAATTCTTTCTTCGTCGCTCTTAGTTCGCTTATCAGTTCGTCTCGCACTGTTTGCAGTCTTTGCACCTGGTCTTCCAGCGCCTTTACACGGTCATTAGCTGCGCCCAGGTTGCGGCAAGCGGTTTCCCAGTTTTCTAAGGCACCTCTCAGTCCTAGCTCGGGAGCGGCTTTCTGCTTCTGCCTCTCCCTGTACGCCCGCTGCTTTTCCGCTGGTGTCATCGCCGCACCTGTAGCAGGACGCCCGCGCTTGCGTTTGGCTGGCTGGTCGTCCAGGGGGAGGGCTTGGGTTTTCTTGTCTGCTGGGTCGATCATGGCGAAGGGTCCGTTTCGTTGTCCGTGCCCTAATTATAGTAACGTTACCGTAAATGCACTAATTGCATGTTGCTATCGGACCCGCACGTGTCATAGATATGGTAACGTTACCTTAATTCAGCCTCGACCTCGCCGCTTGCGGCGATTAGTCGCCTGCACGATCTAGACTGACCGCCTCGTCTTTACCGCGACGATACCCGCGCAGCGGCCGATCTCCCCTCAACGAAAAAGCCCCCGACGGCCTCAACGGCTCGCCAGGGGCTTCTCGCGATCTTCGTCCCGCTGTCCCGCCACCAACTCAACCCGCGCCCCGATCTGCCCAACTGGAACCGCTCCTGGTCGTCTCTCTGCCGCTCTCCCAGGATCATCAGCACCGCCGACGGTTAGGTCACGATAGTTGCTTGGTTTCAGCAGCGCTTTTCAGCTGGTCGGCGGTGGGGGTGCTGTTACACCCCCACTTTACCGTGGTTTCCCACGGTCACTCGATCTCTATGACCACCTCGCCCGATGCTCCTAGCTGTACGTAAGGCACTGATTTCTCAAGGATTTTGTGCACAAGTTCACTGTCCCGAAGGGGCTGCTTTCCCTGCTTTATCAGTAACTTGTTGATTTCTATGGCTTTTTGCCGGATCGCCTCTTGCTCTGCGTCCGACAGCCTTACTGTTTTTCCCATGGCACGCCCATTCATGTGATTCCACCTGTCGCCATGTTATTTGTTGCGATGTGATTTGTGTTGACGGTGACAAGTTCCCTAGTCTACATTCGCCGCCAATGTGATTTGTTCACAAGTGGATAAGGCGACATCGGATGTTCTTCATCGACTGGCTTACCGTCTCTCAGGAACACGCTCATGACCTCCCGGTCGTGTGCGATGTGATGACGATCACAATCGATACGAACACCAATGAAGTGCTCTCCACCCGCCAGCCCCGCTTCAAGCATGAGGCCAGCTATTCCACCTCGGTCACGATCCATGTGCAGGGGCGGAAAGTCCGCGTTGAGGGCAACCCGAGCAGGGTAGGGCGTCTCGACAACCTGTTCGGTTTCTCGACCATTGAGCAGTGCGTTTCCGTCTACAACCAGCTTCTGGCTGAGTACGGCCTGCCGGGCTTCACCCGCTGCACTCGCGTTGATCTGCGGGGCGGCGCATCAGGTGCAAAGACCGGCGATCGCGTGGCAGACGGCGCCAAGATCGAGCGTATCGACCTGACCACGAACGTATCGGTAGGAGAGGGCAACGTCCTTGCTTACCTGCGCGGCGTGTCCTCCCAGCGCATTGGGCACAGCATCGGCTTCCTGTATCCCAATGGCCGCACCGTCGCCTGGACTCCGAAGGGCAACGGCAAAGGCGGGCGCCTCCAGTACCGCAAGGCCTACGACAAGGCTTTCGAGCTGGACGAGAACCTTCTCCCGAAAATCAAGCGCCTCTATGGCGATCAATCCCCCGAGTTCCTGTATGTGCAGCGCGTCCGCGACTACTGCGCCCTCCATGGTGTGGTTCGCATGGAACAGGAACTGAAGAACGAATTTTTACAGCGTGAATGCTTGGCCTATTGGGGCCTGTTTGACGAACGGCGTTTTGCCGTACTCCACGACGAGTTTTTGAGAATTGACGAGCGACTGAAGGTGACCGCAATGGACATCGTTTCCATATCCGAACAGCTCTTGGCTGAGCAGATCGTAGACACCACCCGTGCAGCGAACACCACCGCCATGTATGCGATTCAGTGGATGCACGGCCAGCAGTTCGACTTCGGGAAGAAGCAAGTACAGACCCACGCCGCGCGCCTCAACCGCATCGGCATCAACATCCGCAACGCCTGCGACACCAGCCGCTTCGCGCCGGTCTTCGTCCGTCAGGCCCGCGAGATCACCAAGTCCACCGTGCTGGCCATCCCGAGCTGGTATCAGCGCCCGAACCATTTGCAGGTGGCCGCATGAAGCCCCGGGCCTTGGTAGCTTGCGAATATTCCGGCCGTGTTCGTGATGCTCTAACCCGTGTTGGTTTTCACGCCGTTAGCTGTGACCTTCTGCCATCTGAGACTGAGGGTCATCACATTCAGGGTGATGTTTTCGATGTGATCGACCTTGGCTGGGATTTGCTTATTGCACATCCGCCTTGCACTGATCTCGCCACCTCCGGCGCTCGTTGGTTTCCTGAAAAGATTGCTGATGGTCGTCAGGCTCGTGCTCTCGACTTCGTCCGCAAGCTCTTGGCTTCGCCTATTCCGTTCAAGGCGCTTGAGAACCCGAAATCCGTTATTTCAAGCCACATCCGCAAGCCTGACCAGATCATCCAGCCGTGGCAGTTCGGACACGGCGAAGTTAAGGCAACCTGCTGGTGGTTACAGAATCTTCCGCCTCTCGTACCTACTCAGATCGTTGATGGCCGTTCGCCTGTTGTTCATCACATGGCACCCGGTCCCGATCGTTGGAAAAACCGGTCGCGTACTTACCAGGGTGTTGCTGATGCCATTGCTCAGCAATGGGGTCTTTACGTCATTCAGGCTCTGGCCGGTGGTCCTTCGTTGCCTTCGCAGCTCTCCCTGGAGCTGACCGCATGATCGCCGCGACCGTTTCCCTGCTCGCAACTCTCGCCGGTGGCGCCATCGCGCTCTACCTCGTTCGCTTGGAGTTCCGCCCATGAGAACCGTCAGCTTCCAGGGCACCCAGCTCACCAGCGGCCAGCGCCGTCGCCTTCAAGAGCAACAGCAGGCCCGGGCCTTCGTAAATCCGATCCTGCAACAGCAAGTAAACGAAACCCTGGCAGCGCTCGATGCTCGCCAGTCCCAGGGCATCAAGCCCGAACGCCAATTGTTCTTGGAACGCCAAGAGCGTGGCACCCCCTGCGTTGCCGATCTGTTCGGCTTTTAAGAGGCAATATCCATGGCTATGACTATCAAGATCGAAACCACCGGCAACTTCCGTACCGGTACCGCTGCCAAGTCCGGCAAGCCCTACTGGATGGCCGAAGCCTTTGCGCATCTGCCGGGCGTCCCTTATCCGCAGAAGTTCAGCTACTACGCCGCCTCTCAGAACGAAGTTTTGCCGGTCGGGCACTACGAGTGCGACATCTCCTGTTCGATCAAGGATGACCGTATTCACTTCGAGGTTGATCCCCGCCAAGCCCGCCGCATCGCTAATCCTTCGCCCGCTGCCGTTGGTCCTGCCAAGGTTGCCGGTTAATGAATTTCCTCGCCTGTGACGGTGACTGGCTGCAAGGCGTGGACGGCTCGCCCGTCTGCTCCGGCCAACTGGTCGCCCTCACGGTCGAGGAAATGCAGGGCCTCTACGGCGCTGCACTCACCTGGGACCAAGTGTCCGAGCTGCAAGGCGAAGCGATTGTTTTGTTCGCCACCGTGTTCGGCTTCCTGGTCCTGAAAAAAGCCCTGAAACAGTGAGGTATCACCCATGCAACTGAACAAGCACTTCATC